AGAAACCGTTTACCTCCGAGAATGCGGTTTTTATTCCGCTCCATGCATTCTGAAACTTTTCGCCGAACCAGTCGCCGACAGCAGAAAATGCAACTGTAATGTCGTTCCAGCGTTCAGAGAACCATTTTCCTATATTCTGGAAAATTTCAATGACATTATTTTTGGCATTCTGAAACTTCTCTTTAAACCAGTCCCCGACAACTGAAAAAACATTTGTAATGTCGTTCCAACGGTCAGAGAACCATTTTCCAATATTCTTAAAAATTTCAGTTACGTTTGTATATGCATTTCTGAATATATTCTTAAACCATTCACTTATGTCATGAAGTGCTTTTTTAACGTCATTCCAACGGTCGGAAAACCACTTTCCGATATTTTTAAAAATCTCAGTTACGTTTGTATACGCCTTACTGAACATATTTTTAAACCACTTTCCGACAACTGAAAAAACATTTGTAATGTCATTCCAACGGTCAGAAAACCATGTTCCGATATTACAGAAAATTCTGATAATATTATTCCATGCTTCGATAAAAAATCCTTTTATGCTCTCCCAGACCGACGACGTAAAATCAGTGATTGCATTCCAGCCGATTTCCCACGCTTCAAAAAAGCTGTAGAGCGTTTCCTGAATGCTTTCCCAAAGTCCGACTGCAAAAGCCTTTACTTCGTCCCAGTGCTTTACCAGAAGAATTCCGACACCTATAATTGCGCCTATTGCAAGACATACAAGCGTTATCGGACTTGTCAGAAATGCGAAAACTCCCGAAATTACGGCGGTAGCTCCGGAAAGTGCTGTCATAGCTGTCGTCAGAATTCCGACAATACCGCCCATTGCCGTAAATGCCGATATAACAGTCTGAATTATTCCTGCAATGGCAAACGCCGTACCTATTGAACCGACAATTATTAAAAAATCCTGTACAAGCGTCTGATGTTCGGAAATCCAGTCCGAAATGCTTTTAAGTGCGCCTGCGATTCCCTCTATTACGGAAACTATTACTCCGCCTGTCCATTCCGCAACGGGCTTTAAGAACTTTTCATAAAGCCATTTTCCGAAAGGTTTAAAAACGTTGATTACAGAATTAAGAAGGTCAACTGCTCCTGAAAACAGGTCGATTGATGCCGGAACAGCTTTCTCAATAGTCCATTTTCCGAGTGGCAGAAGAACATTTTCGTATACATCTGAAAAAATATCCAGAACGTTTTCAGCAAGCGGTTCAAGCGATTCAAAAAGTTCTGCAACCGATTCAAGAACCGGCGAAAAATCAAGATTTTCAGCCCATTCGGCAGTTTTTTTCGTAATTCTGTTTATAGCCTTGAGAATGACTTTTACTATTCCGAATATCGCACTGAAAATTCGTACTCCGGTATCATTTTCGTTCCACGCCTCGATAAAACGCTGGCGAAGATTTGAAACGATATTGTTTATATTTGTGATGATTTCAAAAATATCCGCACAGACTTCCTCGCCTGTACCGTCGTTCCATACCTCACGAAAAGCCTTGTTTACGGAGTGAATCAGCTCAAGCAGAGAGTTCCAGCGGTCGAAATATGACTGAATCAAATCTGTACCTCTGCCGTCGTCTTCCCATGCACTTTTCAGCGCTCCGGATATGTCGCCGATAACTCCGAAAACGTCCGAAAATAGGGTGATAATATTTCCGACATATCGCTCTCCTGAGCCGTTTGTCCAGACTTCTTCAAAACTTTTCGCAACGCTTCCGGCAAGTCCCCTGATATTTTCAAAAGCGGTCTGTACATTGGCGATAAGTTCCGGAGAATTCGCTTCCCACGCAAGCTGAATTGGTCTGACAAGCTTCTGAATCTTATCTGCAAAGTCATCAATTTCCTGTTTCGTTTCGCCCTCGTCAGTCATGACAGAAGGCTTTACAGAAACTTCTTCGATGTCGTTTTCGGACGTTTCAGCAGACTTCGTATTTTTTTCTGTAAGCGTGTTTATTTCGTCAAATCCGGCAAGGCTTTTTTTCTGAGTTTCGGAGGTCTCTTCAACGGATTCCGTAAGTGCGTCCTGTTCTTCAACGCTTGTCGAAATATTTGACGAAACTGCTTCAGAATCATCAGTTTCCCAGCCGAATAATTTCGACAGAGAATTCAAAGCTGAGCGTGCTTTTTCTGTCAGGAAAGTCAAAGCATCAGTAAGCTTTTTTACTGATTCTACAGCAATTTCAAGCAACGGCTGACCGATGACTGCTATGAACTGTTTCCATGCTTCCTTGAGATTTCCGATGACGTTTTCCCAGCCGTCAGCCTCACGTGAAGCCTGTCCCAGCGCTCCCGAAAGTGCATTTGCGTCCCTGACCATCTGTAATAAAGTAAGCTGTTTCTGTGATTCCGAAAGCTCCTGAAACGATTTTCCGTAAAGCTTGTTTGCCGCTGTATTTCGGGTAGTTTCGGTACACGAAAGACCCAGAGCTGCATCGTTTTCAAAATTTCCTTTGAGAAAAGATTGCAGACTTTCGCTTGTTTCTTCGAGCGAACGGTCATAATACGCCGCACTGTCTGCTGTGACCTGCAAAGCTTCTTCCATCATATTCAGAGCTGAAGCACTGTCCATTCCCGAAGTTTTTGCAAATGCGTAAATCGACGTTCCGACGCTCTGAAGCCTTGACTGAACTATTCCGCTTGTTTCCGCAACACTTTTCATAGCTTCATCGGCGACGTTGTAAAGACTTCCGAAAGTCTGCTCCATCTGCGAATTGCCGGCATTTATTTCGGCTGCGGATTCAATCGCACTTTTGCCGAAACTCACAATCGCAGCGGCAGAAAATGCTGTCGCAACAGTTGCTCCGAACTTTGAAACTGCCGATTTTATGCCGCCGAGTTTTTCTTTTATACCGGAAATTCCTTTTGTAAAACCTTTTGTATTTACGTTTGTGTTGAAGTTCAGAAATCCGTCAACGTTCATTTATCCACCTCCCATAATAGCATTAAGACGGTCAATTTCCGCCTGTTCTTCGGCGGAAACGGAATGTTTCAAATCAATCATCTCTCTGTGTTCAGTGTAGAATTCACGTTCCCATTTTTCAAGCTTTTTTCCTCTGGATTTCTTTGTACGGATATTTACAATCTGCGAAAATAGTCCCTCGCCAATTTCATTGAAATATCCTAAACAAGTCCACCAGTGAACGTATTCTGCCGAACGTGTTTCAAATCCGGCGGACTTGTTTACTGCTGAAAAAATAAGGCTTTCGTCCTGTTTCCAGTCAAAAACCTTTCTGCGATTCTGCGGAGATTTTGGGATATTTCCGCCGTCAAGAAACCATATCGCCTGTTTGTAAGCTGTTTCCGTATCCGCCGGAATTTCTTCATACAGACACTTCAGACACACCTGAACTTTTTCATAATCATTCAGTTCCGTATCGTTGAACGCCTCGAAAATCAGAAGAGCAACCCGAAAGTCGCTCCTTATTCTGTACTGATTTCCACCGATTTCAAGGCTTTTCGGAAGAAGTCCAATCATTCCGGCAACTGTCCTGTGTACTTTTCGATACGCTTTTTGGAACGTTCGTATTCTGCTTTGATTTCGGGCTTCATGTACTCCATGTAAGCCGTCAGGAAGTTCTCAAAAATCGTCTGACCGCCCGCCATGCTGAGACAGTTGGTTTTTCCGAAAGCGATTTCCGATACCGGAGAACCGATTATATAGTCAACAAATTCACGAACTTTCTTGTCAAGAATATCCGGAATTTCCTCAGAATCTCCGGTTTCCGCAGAAAGCTTTTCAATCTCAGGAAGCTTTTCTCTGTATCTTGTCACAATTCCGACATCAGTCGGATTTGCGACAATCACACGGTTTTCGTCGCCGTTTATTGCGAGACGTTTCAGACCGTCTTCAAAATTAAGTGACTGCATAGATTTCCCTCCTTATGCGTCCGGTGTGAACGTTTTCGCCGATATATCGAACTTTCCTTTTACACGGTCGCCCTGATAGTGAATCGTAAACGGAATCTGATAGCCTGTCGTATCACCGCCGTATGACGTTACTTCAATTACTGCCGTTTCCTTGTAAGCTACAAAAACAGTGGATTCTTCGGCGTTTTCGCTTTTTACAGGCTCCCACAGATGCACCTCGACGGTATCT